AGCGTGGTGATCAATCGTGGCTTACAGAGGTTAATGCACAATCATTACAAGCATCACTTCTTTTCCTTGATCGTGCCTTTATGAATTTCTTTCGTAAAAAAACAAAGTTTCCCAGGTTTAAAAAGAAAACGGACAAGCAATCTTTTCAAGTGCCACAACGAGGCAAGATTGACTTTGAAAATGGAAAACTAATTATCCCAAAGTTTCAAGAAGGGATCAAATGTAAAGTTTCAAGACGATTTGAAGGCGAAACAAAAACATTTACCGTGAGCAAAACAGCTACAGGAAAATACTTTGTTTCCGTGCTGGTTGAAACGCCTGGCGAAGTTCAAGCGACACAGCCAATAACCGAAGCCGGAACAATAGGGATAGATGTGGGCATTAAAACTTTTGCCACATTATCAACCGGCGAAGAGATAAAAAACCCAAAGTTTCTGAAAGAAGAGATTGCCAGGCTCAAGATTTTACAAAAACGAGCCAGCAAGAAAAAGAAAGGCAGCGCAAACAGAAGAAGAGTTTTTAGAAAAGTGGCCATACTCCACGAGCGGATAGCAAACAGACGAAACGATTTCCTGCACAAATTGACTCACAGGCTCATTACCGAGAACCAAAGTATTGCGGTCGAAGATTTGAATATTGCAGGTCTAATGAAAAATCACTGTTTGGCTCAGGCAATAGCTGATGTTTCATGGAGTGAGTTCTTCAGACAACTTGAGTTTAAAGCTGAATGGAACGGCAAAAACATTCTGAAGATAGGGCGTTTTGAGCCAAGTAGCCGCACCTGTGAAGCGTGTGGTAAAGTAAACAAAGAATTAAAGTTGTCAGATCGTGAATGGACTTGTGAATGTGGTGTTACCCATGACCGTGACCAGTTAGCAGCCAGGAATATTAAACGGTTTGCTTTGTTGAATGACAACACAAAATACATCGCCGGGGTGGCGAAGTGAGCTTCTGGAGATGCGTTGTTGCAATGACGATCTGTGAAGGAAGAAGCGTAGATATTACGCAGCCCAACTCAGTATTATACGGACAATATGACACACGACAACTGCACAAGGATAATAAAGCGCATAAACCCCGGAAACGTCTATTTTGTGGTCGGTGATGACTGGCTCGATATCACCGTACCGCACGAGAACCGACCGGAAAACATGGAAATGCGGCTGCGGCTGGAACGGGTGTGCGAGATGGTTAGCGAGTTAATGGAAAACAATTATGGATGATAAGCTATATGTAATATCAGCTTCATACGGAAATGACTCTATAGCGCTGATTCAGTGGGCGCATGAAAAAGGACTAGAGAACTGTATTGTTGTGTATTGTGATACAGGCTGGTCGCATCCAGATTGGCCGGAACGTGTAAAGAAGGGTGAAGCGCTGGCGGAGAAATACGGTTTTGTGACATGGCAGGTGCGGAGTATGTTGCAGTTTGCAGAATGGGTGGAATTAAAAAGAATGTTTCCAACAAATAAATACCAGTGGTGTACATCATACTTGAAAATTATTCCATTCGGTGAGTTTATTGAATTTGTTGATCCTGATTGTGATGCTGTTGTGATTGTCGGAAAGAGAAGATCGGAAAGTAAAAAGCGGGAGAATACGCAGGAGTTTGAAGGGGATAGTAAATATTATACAGGGCGTACAGTTTGGAGTCCATTATTTAATCACAGCGACAGTGCTAGAAATAATCTCATAAAAAAAGCAAGTTTTAAGCCTTTGCCGCACAGGTCTATGGAGTGTTGTCCTTGCGTTAATGCTGGTCGTCATGACTTGGCAGAGACACCGGAAATATGTTTAGACAAAGTTAGAAAATTGGAGCAAATAACCGGAAAGACTATGTACGCTGTTAGTAGATATATGGGCGCGAGTGGCATTGATGAGGTCATGGAGTGGGCCAATTCGGATAGAGGCAAGTACGACAGGCGGCAGTCACTTCTTTGGAATTATCGCGGGGAATTATGCGGAAGTGGTTTATGTGGTTAGCGAACTAATGGGGGAAATGTTACCTCAAGCTTTACTAAGTACAAACGATGTTCTTGATGTCGTTTCTATGTCTAATCGTGGGATAATGGGTAAGGTCATTGCAAAAAAATACGGTGTCTCAGTATCTGCCGTGAGTGGGATATTGTGCGGTAGAAATTGGCGATGGTTAACAAAAAGAAATAATGAGGTAATATTATGATAAATAAAGCAATATTGATTGGCCGGTTAACAGCAGATCCAGAAAGTCGATACACTGGAACAGGTACATGTGTAACTTCGTTCTCCGTAGCTTGTTCAGAACGTTGGAAGGATAAACAAGGTCAGCAGCAAGAGAAGACTGAATTTCTTAATTGTGTAGCATTTGCGAGGCTCGGAGAGATTTGCGGTGAGTATTTGCAGAAAGGGTCATTGGGGTATTTTGAGGGTAAAAATACCATAGAAAAATGGGAAGATAAGAGCGGAAATACTCGGTATACCCACAAAATTGTACTCCGTGAAATGACTATGCTATCACCGAAGCAAGAGAGTCAGGGCGGCGATCATGGCAGCCAGGAGCCGCCAAGCACCGGGGAAATCCCATTTTAATATAGCTCAAAACACGCAAATATGGTATAATTGCGGATACTTAACGGAGGTTGTATGGAATACCGATTGCACGACAGTTGTAAAGGTTGCACAGCCCACGCCAAGGATAATGTAGACAATCACTATTGCAGATTGGGGACAGATATACACGAACCAGCCACGCCGATTGATTATTGTTTCCGCCCAGAGAATGAGGTTCAGTTTGCATTGCTCGCAAATTGCAGCAGCGTAGATAACGGGAACATGCCGAATAAATCAATTGAGAGGGGGTACAGGGAAGATTTGGAAGGAATGTATAGTCCAGTATAGACGGTACAGCAAAATGGTGTGTACGGCTTTTAAAATAAAAGATGCAAAGTGTAAAATAAATGCATTATCCCCTTGACATTGATACGTCAACGTAGTATTGTGTAGTTAAAGGATGAGGCGATTAAGCCAACAAGGGGGATAAAATGGAAAGAATATTAAACAAATTGGAAAATGAACTATCAGGGATGGACATTGGGGATCAAATATATTTTGGAGTACTTGAGATAATGATGGAGGACTACGAAGACGATAGAGACAGTCACGATCGTTCCTCCGCTGCAATAGTTTCTGTTACTCGGAAAAATGGCGAATCAGAATGGTTTGCACGTTACGAGACAAACGCCACCGGGACCGGGTGGGAGAGCGTAGATGAGGGAAAAACGATAAAAGAGTGGTTTTTGTGTTGGGATGAGCTACCGGAAATATGGATGACAGAATTGGTAAAATAAACAAAAACTCGGAGCAATCAAGGCAGGGTAAAAACTGCCAAGGGGGAGACAATGAGTAGAGCAGATCATTACAATAAAGAGAAAGACCTGACTGAGAAAGCTGTTGATTATATTAATTTTGAGCTGGACGGAAATTATAATGGATATACCGGCGCAAACGCAGTCTCTTTGTATCTAAATGACGAGCATGATATAAATGTGACTTGTGACAACGAGGGCGAAAGAGCTTTTAAAGACGTTCTTTCGGGTGAATAGCCATGAAACCCACAGAAATAAAAGCCCTACGCAAGCGCAAAGGCTGGACCACAAGTCAATTAGGGGCGCGGATAGGTGCATCAGGCCGGACGGTCGAGGGATGGGAGCAGGGGCGCCGGAAACCTAGCAAAATGGCTGTTATGGTTATGAGGGGGATCAAGTGACAATAGAAGAAAAGGTAACGAAAGCGGCGGAATACATTGCTAGTGGAGATCCATACAAAGATGTAATGGACAACTATGACGTAATGGAGGCGATAGAACTTCTTGCCAAGATTTTAAAGCAGCAAAAAGATTCCGACCGGGATAAATGAAATTCAAAATCCATAAATCGTGCATAGGTTGTGCAGCATACAACAAAGAATTTGGCTGTGCATTGGGACATAATATAAAGAATCTGAACGTACCTGCAGGCGCGTGTTCCAAACCGGAGAGTGAGGAAGACTTTGAACGATTTTCGCGGCGCAGGGGGTATATTCAGTCTTCACGGAGTCTCAAATGATGAATGACAATCTACAGAAATGGTTAACAAAGGCAGAGTTGTTAAAAATAATAAACAGCCTCCCTGACAACGTACTTCTTGAGCCGAACGAGGTGAGGAATATAGCCATCCGGGAAGGTGTCGAGGAGTTTAAGTTTTTGGGGTTTATCAACTTCTTGGACGGGACGGTGCAGTGGTGGGAAGAATAAAGGTAGAAGAAATATTAAAGGCAGGGGGGATAATAAAAGTTTACTCAGGAGATAAGCCTGATAGTCCTATTGAACCAAGCGGTAAGCTTTTGTTGACCATCGGGGAGGAGACTTTGGAAGAAATAAATAAAGAGCATAACAAAGAGGCTCGTAAATGGCTGCTGGATTTCGTCAGAGGCGAAGTATTCCCTTTCTCAAAAGGCTTTCGGACCCATCCGGGCATGGACGACAACCAAGACAAGTTACATGCTGCGTTTAAGGTGTTTGAAAGCGAAGGACTTGTGACGCGGAAACTAGAGGAAGATGGTCTTTGCGTATGGATGCCAACAGAGGTGAATCAATGAAGCACTATAAAAAAGTTGTTATACCAGCTACAAAAGAGGCAACTAAGCTGGAGCTGGAGAAAACCACTTGTGATCTTTGCGGAGAAGTTATTAAGCAGGAAATGTTCAGTGAAGAAAAAGTATATGTGCAATACAAAACAGGTGCAAGTTGCCCAGAGGGTGGAAGTGGAGAAATTACAGGCGTGGACATGTGTTCTACATGCTTCAACGAAAAACTTACCCCCTGGCTTAAGCAACAAGGTTGTGAATTACATACGGTTGAGTGGGACTGGTAAACAATCAGTAGAACTCCGGACAGATAAACCTTAAACTCTTGACAATATTTGAATAAACATGGTATAATTCCAACTGACATGACGATAGTAAGACGACGTAAGAAAAGCACTGTAGATCAACTACTTGATTTTATTAGAGATGAGTTGATACAAGCGGATGCGAAAGAAAAGACAGGAATAGCAGTTGAGATTTCTTTTTATGCCAGGAACGGGGGCATTAGTAATGTAAAATACTCAAGACATGAGAAGTTAGAATTACAATAACCGGATACTTAGAACCGCTCCTCCCCCCAGGACTGGTACTCGAAAGCCCACTTAGAGAATTTTCTCTTCGTGGGCTTTTTTTATTTAGGGCTACACAATGGTCAAAAAAAAACCAGCAAGGAAGAAAAAGGCCAACCCGGTAGGATCACCGTCAAAGTACAAGAAAGAATATTGCAAGATAGCACAAGACATGCTCTCCGAAGACAAACCACTCTGTGCCGTATGCGCGGAGGTAGGAGTTTGTCAGGACACATTTAACAGGTGGATATCCAAACACCCAGAATTGTCTATAGCTGTAAAAAATGGAAGGGACAAGGGAAAGGCGCTATTCCTTGACAGGGTAGAGAGGGCGGCATGGGACACAGAGACATACAAAGTCAATAACGGGCTAATAACCCTACTCGCAATTAACAAGCATCAGCTCACCACAGCAAACTCCAAGTCAAACGATAAGCTAGAAGTCAAAGGCGAAATTAAAACCATCACCAGAACGATAGTTGATCCGAATGAATCTTAACATCGACACCCCAAGAGTTTTTAAGCCACTCCTTGCCCCGGCAAGATACAAGGGCGCTCATGGTGGCAGGGGTAGTGGTAAGTCATTCTTCTTTGCTGATCTGCTCGTGGAAAGATGCGTGATGGGAAAGACCGAGGCTGTTTGTGTACGGGAAGTACAGCGATCACTAGACCAGTCAGTCAAGAAACTAATTGAATATGAGATAGAGCGATTAGGCGTAGGTCATATGTTTGAGGTTCAGGACAATAAGATACTCGCTCCCCACGGTGGACAGATAATCTTCCAAGGTATGCAGAACCATACAGCCGACAGTATAAAGTCTCTTGAGGGTTATGACGTAGCCTGGACAGAGGAAGCACAGTCAATCAGCCAGAAGTCTCTAGACCTTCTCAGGCCAACGATAAGAAAAGAAAACTCAGAACTCTGGTTCTCGTGGAATCCAAATGAAGAAACGGACCCGATAGACGTTTTACTTCGAGGACCGGTGCCGCCGGAAGATACTAAAGTGGTCCAGGCAAACTACGCAGATAATCCATGGCTCCCGGAAGTCTTGAAGAAAGAGATAGAGTACGACCAGAAAAGAGACATGGGAAAGTATCTTCATGTTTGGATGGGCGAATACAGGCAGATGCACGAAGCGCTCGTGTTTACTAACTGGATTGTGGAGGATTTTGCTACTGCAGAGGATGCAATGTTTCGTTTAGGGGCTGATTGGGGCTTCTCAGTTGATCCTACAGTCCTTGTACGGTGTTATCCCGTAGGCAAAAAGCTATACGTTGACTACGAGGCGTATAAAGTGGGTTGTGACATTGATTTTACCCCGGATCTCTTCGGTTCTGTGCCAGAGTCAGACAAATGGCCTATAATCGCAGACTCAGCAAGACCTGAAACTATCTCTTATATGCAAAGACACGGATTCCCAAAAGTAACCCAGGCGGTCAAAGGACCGGGATCGATTGAAGAGGGAATAGAGTTTCTTAAAAGCTACGATATCATAGTGAACCCAAGGTGTAAGCGCACCATCGACGAACTGAAAACATACAGATACAAGACCGATCCGGTAACTGAAATGGTACTGCCAATTTTAGAAGACAAGCACAACCACGTAATAGATGCGCTCCGGTATGCTTGTGAAGGTGCCAGGAGAGCAGGCGGTAATGTGGTTAAGCAATTTGTAAGACCAGCCTTCCAGGGGTGGGCAGCATGAAAAAAATAGACTTAAAGCAATGTCAAGGATGGTACGCAGACTCAGAATATACACAGAACGTTTGGAAAACAGATAGCTGGAATGACTCAGCCTTTGCCGACGGTGAGCAATGGAGTGAAGTAGACCGGCAGGCCATGGAGCAGAAGGGTATTAAAGCCCTGACTATTAATAGAATATTTTCTGTGCTTCAATCTGCCAAGGGCCATCAAGTAAATAACAGAACAGATATTATCGCCAAGGGCCGCACCCAGCACGATCAGGCAATGTCCCAGGTCATGAGTCAGGCTATTGAGTATGTCGGTGACAAGAACGATATGGACGCGCGGATATCTGGCCGGTTCACAGATCAGGTAATCGCAGGTATAGGATTCCTGGCAGTTACAGTCAATCCAGATCCAACAGCAGAGCCGGTACAGATAAAGTCTCTTCCCTGGTATTCTGTTGGTTGGGATATCTACGCACAAGAGGGGCCATGGCTTAAACAGGGTAATTGCCGGTATGTATATTACACCGACTGGAAAGACCTTGACGACGTTTTAGAGAGATTCCCAAAGAAGAAGAGAGAAATAGAAGAGTTTTACGGAGAGGCAGAGAGCTTTACGGGCCAATCACTTTATAACTCAACAGATTTTCTTGAGGATTTCCTGGCTAACAATACAATGTCTGGATGGACTCAAACGTCAGGAGATACCCAGCGAAAGCGGATAAAGCTCGTTGATATGTGGTATCCGCAGATGGAAACTAGATTATTTGCCAAACTCGTTTCAGGGCAAGTCGTAGAGGTAGACGAGGATCTTTCTCCACAAGAAACATTCCAGATAATAGACCAAGCAGAGTCAGTGTTTCATTCTCCCGTTGCAAAGATGCAATTACGGACATTTGCAGGGAAGGTAGATCTTCAGTCTATCCCCTCCCCATTTAAGCACAACAATTACCCATTTGTCCCATTTGTTGCATACACAGACAGGTACCACCAACCATACGGAATACCTCGTAACCTCACAGAATCAGCCCAGGAGCTTAATAAACGCAGGTCTATGGCCCTGTCTCTGATTAGCAACAGACGCGTGATAATGGAGGAAGGTTCGGCCCTTGACCATCAATTAGCTTACGAAGAGGCCAATAAGCAGGACGGCTTTATCGTACTTGAAGATGGCAAGTCGGACACCTTTAAGATCCAGGAAATGGCTGACCTTGCACCAGCACAAATGGACCTTATGCATCAGGCAGAGCAGGAGATCAAGGAAGTTTCTGGAGCAAACGACGAATCTTTAGGATACCAGACCAAAGTCCAGTCAGGTGTGGCCATAGCGGAAAAGAAAGAATCTTCAGTAACTATGCTCTCACCAGTATTTGACAACCTCTCAAGGTCGAAGAAGATACTCGGTGAGCTGATAATGGCTACCGTCCAACAGACATGGACAGGCCAGAGGGTTTTACTTGTCACTGATTCAATGACCGGAGCAGAGAAGTTTATGAACCTGAACGAGCCTACCAAGGACAAGATATCAGGTGAGATAGTCCTGAATAACGATATAACCGCAGGAACTTTTGATGTAATCGTTGATAACGCCGGTGACTCTTCAACAGAACGAGAGCGACAAGCAGAGTTCATTATGTCAGCCCTGCAGAAATCACCGCCAGAACTCGCAGGACCGCTTATCACAATGGGCCTAGAGCTTTCCAACCTACCCCATAAAGATCAGCTAATGCGGCAAATCAGACAGGTTACGCGCTCTGAGCCAATTGATACATTCCTCACTCAAGACGAGGTTGAAGAGAAAGACGCGCAACGTCAACAAGAGATGGACGCACAGCAGCAGGTAGAAGAACAGAACGCCGAACAGTTGCATCAATTAGAGGTACAGAGGGCACAGGCAGAAATTGACAAGATATATGCAGACATTGACATACAGAACAAAGAGGCTACAGCGAATCAAGCATATAACGCTGATAAAGTAGATTTAGAGAGTAACAAACAGTCAAGTGCTGATTATATGGCCGGAGTCAAATTAGCACAGGATATTGAGAGGCAGATGGGACTATCAATGCCGAAATTACCCATGAGCCAACCACAAGATAAAACTTACCCGACACAGTGACATGGCAAACGAACTACTCAAAGAACAGCAGCGACGAGCAGCGATTAACAACGCGGAAGATGCAACAATAGAAAAACACTTCAGGAGCCATCAAGATTTACCATATGGCCGCAACTTCCGGTGCTGGAATCATACACCCTCACCCGGTGAAGCACAGAGATACAGAGATAATTTTGATCGTATATTCCGCCAGTCCGAGGCGTAAACTCGGAAAATAGTTTCTCGGCATCAGGCCGTAAAACTGAAACTTCGGCTAATCACGCCGGTAAATTGATAGGGAGCTACACAATGTCAGAACTTGCAGAAGTTACACCATCGGAACCAATGGGTATTCCAGAGTCAATGGGCGAATCGTCAGAACCTAATACCACGTTGCCAGTAGACGATATACTCGCAGCACAGGGACTTGATGACATGCCCACAGAGGCAGAGCTTAAAGGCGAACTCCCGGACGTAAAAGAAGAACAGGCACCGTCCGAGCCTGAGAAAGAGGAAGCCGAAGCACCCAAGGAAGAAGTAAAGATGGTCAAGTTGGAAGCGCTACACGAAGCCAGGAGCGATAACAAAGCTATCCGGGCAGAACGTGACGCAGCAAATCAGCAGATTGCACTGTTAAACCAACAGATGTTGATGTTGCAAACCCAACAACCACCTGAGCAGCAAGTGGTAAAGCAGGATGAGTTCAAGGTTTTAAGCCATGACGAGCTGGCAGACCTTATTCAAGACGATCCTGTTGAAGCCGCAATCTATCTGGATAAAAAGGCTGAGTATCTTAACCAGCAGACCGTAAGCAAGTATGAGGAAGCACAGCGAAATAATACGCTGCAGACTCAAGAAGCTAACGACAATGCGATGATTGAGACGGCCAGGACTCAGATAGATGAATTAATGCCAGGAATTTACACCGATGATGATGTTTATGAGAAGCTGGAAACATTTGCAAGAGAAGAGCTTGGTTTTAGCGACCAAGACTTCGCATTATCTGACCCGGAAACACTTATATACCCGGTGGGAGCCACAGAGCCAACAGTAGCAGGGCCACAGGCTGTATCGGTGATGAGAAGTGTTGTAGCCGCCTATAAATCGAAACAAGGCGAGCAGGCTATGCGTGACGAGATCCGCAAGGAACTCCAGGTAGAGTTTGCAGAGAAGTTAAAACGAGGCGAATCCCTGGAAACGGTGGCACTTTCTACTGATATTCCAACATCGACCGGCAAGACTCCTGCGGGTGGCGATATGTCTGTTGCGAGAGCGCAGGCTACAATGTCACCAGTAGAGTTTGAAAAGTTCATGCAGGGATAGCCTCAAGATTGAGGTTTTATCATGGCACATACAACTACAACGTTCCTGACTGGCAATGCACTTGCCGTCAAAAAGTGGTCGGACTATCTGGCCCTCGAAGCAGCAAAGAAATCATATTTTTCACGGTTCATCGGATCTTCTAAAGAACACCTTATCATGCTCAGAGATGAGCTTTCAAAGGGTGCTGGCGACAAGGTAACCTTCGGTCTTCGCATGAAGCTCGGTAGTGCTGGTGTTGAGGGTGATACGACTTTCTCCTCAGATGCAGCCGCAGGAACCGGAAGTGAAGCACTTACATTCCATTCTGATTCAATCCTTATTGACCAGCTCAGAAAGGAAACCAAGTCAATTGGTAAAATGTCTGAACAGCGGGTGCCTTACAATATCCGTAAAGAGGGCATGGAAGCACTGTCTACATGGTGGGCTGAAGAGATTGACGAGAACTTTTTTGTCTATCTTTCTGGTGGGTATACCACAGACACCACTATTGATGGCGGGATGCATCATCCTATTACATGGACTGGGCGAGGTGGAAACGCTTACCGTGCAGCCACTAATGTAATGTACGCCGACGACGCAACTTCAAAGGCTACTCTTGCAACCGGAGATAAATTTGATCTGGCTGTCATCGAGAAAGCCGTTGCATATGCAGAGGTCACAGACCCAATGATCCAGCCATTCAGGATTGAGGGTAAGAAGAAGTTTGTCTGCCTTATGCATACCTTTCAGGCTTTTGATCTGAGGTCTTCTACTACTTCAAACGATTGGCTCGATATCCATAAGTATACCGATAACGGGGCCAGTGGGTTGATGTACAAGAACGCTCTTGGCGAATACGCCGACGTTATCATGCATAAACACCGTAACTGTATGCGTTACAGCGCAGCCGGTGGTTACGCAGTTCCTGCAGCAAGGGCACTGTTCTTAGGCGCTCAGGCTGGTGTAATCGGATACGGCCAGAGAATCGGCGATGATCCAGGCGTACCAGGAACCGTAACCAACAAAGGCCGGTATCGCTGGGTAGAAGAGTCTGACGATAGAGGAAACGCTCTTGCAATCACAGCAGGGTGTATCTTCGGTATTCAGAAGACTCAGTTTAACTCCAAAGACTTCGGTACAATCGCAATCGATACAGCTTGCGCTTCACCGTTCTAATCTAACCTCCCTGTACTTTCGGGTGCAGGGAGAACAGGGACACCATGAAGACTATCGAATACAGAGGACGAAGGCCACTTAGATATCATCAAGCTTGGATGAAAGGCGGTCCGTATATCTGGAACAAGAGTGGTGACGTTTGCTTAGTCGAAGAATCAGATGCCTTAGTTCTCACGTCCACAATGGGCCAAGACTTTGTTGAGGTAGAACAGAAGTTCACAACCCCAAAGAATACGTGTGAAAGATGTGGAAAGGTCTGTAAATCAAAGGCAGGTTTAGTCACCCATCAGAAGGTATGTAAATGACACTTGCAACAATCAGAACAGAGATACTTGATATCGTCGATAGTCCAGATATAACAGACACAGCGGTCGATTCATTGATCAACAAGGCATTGCTATACATATCTGCAAGAGTGCCGCTACCAGCGCTAGAGATGTATGACGAGATAGATATTACAGGTATTACGTTCCCGGTAAACAGAGTCTCGTTACCAGATGATTACCAAAGAGGTCTTTTCTACTGTAATGATGGCAACGATATAACCATCCTATCCAGTGCGGCACGATTGCAAAGAGAGGGGGCGTTCTTCTCAGGTGATAGTTGGCGTGTATGTGCGGTGAGTCAAAGCGAGATATTGTTTTCGGATACCGTAGAGATAGATACATTGATTACAATAGGTTATCTGCGAAATCCAGAGACTGACGAAGTTGATATATTCCCCCCAGGTCATGAAGAAGATCCGATAGTAAATTATTGCTGCTGGAAGCTGTTCAACAAGATTGAGGATGGTGACGACGGGAGAACTCCGAACACCACAAAGTATCAAGGTTATTTGCGAAAAGATATTAAAGAACTTCGAACATTACTCCAAGAATCACAACCACAGCGAAGGCCAACGAGTGCAACTAAGCAATGGATATGATGTTAGGCATTAGAAAGGCTTGAGCCGGGGATATGCGACACCTTAGTTAGCTAAGTAGTTGTAATTACACAAAGCGGAAAATCAGTCAAAAAGCAGCAAATGGAGCAGAATGAAACTAGTTCCGGTGATAGTCAGAGCTTCAGGGATAAACAACAAGGTTGATCCAGGGTCAATAGGATATGACCTTGATAATGGCATCGCTGACTTGGCTACAGCGGTCAATGTCGTAATAACCGACAAACACCGAATTGAACGAAGACAGGGCCGGAACAAGATTGCAGACGGTGAGTTCCATTCAATTTATTCACACGCATCTAACTTCACAGCAGTAATTAAAGAATTATCCACAGAAGCCGCGTTGATGAGGGTCAACAAAGATTACTCTCTTACAGGTCTTCGAGATGGCCTGACAAAAGACAAGAGAACAGCATTTGTAAGGGCTGGCTTCTGGTATTATTACTGCAACGGTGTAGAGAACGGAGTCGTTAAAGAGGACGGTCTTTCTTATATATGGCCTACTTATGATGCACCAACAGTATTCACAAGGTCATTCTCTCCAGCACCAGTAGGAGATCACCTTGCTTTCTTTAGCGGAATGATACTCGTTTCTGTTGGAGACACGATATACAGATCAGAACCGCATGAACCAGGGTTATTCGACCTTGAGCAATTCAATAGATTCACGTCCAAAGTATTAATGATAAAGCCTGTTTTGTCGGGGGTGTTTGTATCGACAGAAGAGGAAACATTATTCTTGCCCGGCACAGATCCGCAAGAATGGGAAAGTATACCTGTTCTACCGTATCCAGCTCTCGAATGGTCAGAGGCTACAGACTACATACCAGCGACGAGATTAGGCATAGATATGAAAGGTAACGTTGCTTTATGGGTATCAAAGAAAGGCGTTATTGCCGGTCTACCTTCTGGCGACGTGATCAATTTAACAGAAGATAAAATAGTTTTCGAAGAGTCAACAAAGGCAGCATCAATGCTTTACAAAGACAAGATTGTCTACACAATGAGGTAATTAAAATGAGTGTACGGATTTCAATTATTGCAGCAAACTCTCTCCTTGGTGGGCTTCAGTCTGCCTTTAGTGGCTGTAAAATAAACATTTACTCTGGTTCCCAGCCTGCGAGTCCAGAACTTGCAAAGACAGGAACCTTGCTTGCTACTATTTCACTTGGTGGAACTGCAACAGGTCTTACATGGGACACTCCCGCAGACAATACAATGACCAAACCTGCTGCTGCAGACTGGTCAGGTACTGCAGTTGCTACAGGGACTGCTGGATGGTGTAGAGTTTACGAGTCAGGCGATGCCGACCCGGGTGCTGCTTCAACCACAGTCGATAGAGTTGACATGGTTTGCACAAGAACAGGATCAACAGAGTGTATTCTCTCAACGTTGAGTCTAGTGTTAGACGGGTCTATTTCAATTGACTCTGCTGAAATAGTAATGCCGGTTGCGTAAATGGCTGATGTAGATATTGACATAACCGGCGCTGAATTACCGGCGTTATCAACTGCTTTTTATGGTGGTGACTCGGTGGTTTTGGCGAATCTGCCACGACTTGAGTCTACTGTATCTGTTGATACTGGCACAGCTACGAGTTTAGAGGCAAACCTGCCATCATTACAAGTTACTCTTTCAACCGGTCCAAGGGTAACAGCCACACTTCAGCCGTTAGAGTCAAAGATAGTGGGGGCGGTTAATATCGCCTGTACTGTTTCTGCTGACCTCAAACCACTTGGAGCCACAGCGTTCTCAGGGATTTATGTTTCTTCTACCCTGAAGAAACTGTCAGCCACAGTTGATATAGAAGTTACGACAATGGGAGAGGTTTTGCCTATTCTCCCAAGACTCGGCGCTACCGTTAATACTGATGTAGAG